CCCGAAGAGCATGATGTAATACCATTACGTGCTGGTAATTTATATATTAGACCAGAGTACCTGATGTTCCTGATAGATGTAATTATAGATTATACAGATGGAATCAATGGTTCGTATATAGTATTTAAAAATCCTAATGCTACATCCCAATGTGGATGTGGAGAAAGTTTTGGCGTATGACTGTAGTACTTGATATAGAAACAGATTCCTTGGATGCACAGAAGATTCATTGCATCGTTGCAAAGGATCTATCTACATCTCAGGTACACGTATGGGATCATAATAATTTAGATAAGTTTAAACCTTGGTCTCATACCGTGGATAAATTTATAATGCATAATGGAATATCATTTGATGCTCCTATTCTTAATAGACTTTTAGGAACTGATATTAAACTTAATCAGGTAACTGATACATTAGTTATGTCACAATTATTTAATCCAATGAGAGAAGGAGGACATAGCTTACGTGCATGGGGAGATAAATTAGCCTATCCTAAGTGGGAGTGTGATGACTTTACAGTTTATACTCCTGATATGTTAGAGTATTGTAAGAACGATGTCGATCTTACAGAGAATTTATATGAGCGACTACTCATGGAGGGTAAAACATTCTCCTCTTTTTCAATTGATCTTGAACATAAGATACGGGCAATAATAGATCAGCAGGAGAAGAATGGATTTACTCTTGATATACGAAAGACCATAGGATTGTTAGCTCGTTTGGCAGATGAAGCATATCTACTTGAGAACTGGGCAAAGAAAGAGTTTGATCCAACAGTGGTCGAGATGAAAACTAAAACAAAATATGTTCCATTTAATATAGGTTCTCGTATGCAGATAGCTGATCGATTAATGGAACGAGGATGGAAACCTAAAGCATATACAGATAAAGGAAATATAATTATTAGTGAAGAGATACTTAAACATATTAATATGGAAGAAGCCAAGAAGTTTTCCAGATTCTTTATGCTGCAAAAGAGAACAGCCCAGATCCAATCTTGGATTGATGCATATAAAGATTCCACAGGAAGAGTACATGGAAAGGTATTAACATTACGTACTATTACTGGACGCATGGCTCATCATAGTCCTAATTTGGCACAGGTTCCCGCAGTACGTAATCCCTTTGGTAAAGAATGTCGAGATTGCTGGACAATAAGTAATCCACATACACATACACTTGTAGGAACAGATGCTTCCGGTCTTGAGCTTCGTTGTCTGGCGCATCTAATGGATGATAAAGATTATATTAATGAAGTTATACATGGAGATATCCATACAGCTAATATGAAGATGGCTGGATTGACCGATAGAGATCAGGCAAAGACGCTGATATATGCCTTCATGTATGGAGCAGGAGCAGCTAAGATTGGACATATCGTGGGTGGTACACAACGACATGGACAACAACTTATAGATAGATTCTTGACCAACATCCCCGCTCTTAAACGTGTCCGTAACAGCGTTCAGAAAGCCGCTGAGAGAGGTGTCATTAAGGGGGTGGATGGTAGGGTATTGCATGTACGCAGCCCACACTCAGCACTTAATACTTTAATTCAAGGTGCTGGTGCAACTATCTGTAAAGATTGGCTAGTCAATATGATACAAAAAGTAAATAGCTCTGGTGTAGATGTTAAATTAGTGGCATCCATACATGATGAGTATCAGTTTGAAGTAGCCAAGAAAGATGTTAAGCAGTTTGGAACCATAACAAAGGAGGCTATTAAAGATACAGAACGAAAGCTGAAGTTTCGATGCCCCTTGGATAGTACATGGAAGGACGGGGAAACGTGGGCCATGACACATTAATGCTTGACAAAATAGAAAAAGTATGAAATATTCATTTCTCAACCTATAAAAGGAGTTATAAAATATGTCAGTAATTTCAGGAACAGCTTATTGGGCGGCGATTACTAATCCAAATACTACCTTTGATTCAGATGGTGTCTGGACAGTGGACGTTGCCAATCTTGATAAGAAAAACTTAGCTATTGTTAAGAAGGACGGGCTTACTGTTAAAAATAAAGGAGATGATCGTGGAGATTTTGTCACGGTTAAGCGGAAGGTACGTCGCAAGGATGGTTCTCTGAATCGTGCTCCTGACCTCGTTGATGGGCAGAAGCGTACCATGACCAATACCCTTATTGGTAATGGCTCTAAGGTTAATGTGCATTATACAACCTACGAGTGGGAGTTTAAGGGAAGGGCTGGTGTATCAGCAGACCTACGTGCGATTCAGGTTACTGATCTCACTCCTTATAATACGGAAGCTGATGAGGCTTTTGACGTTGTTGATGGTGGATTCACTAGTGGCGAGGGAGATGAAGACATCCCCTTCGCCACTAATTAAGAAAGGAAATGGGAGAGGTGTAAAAGCCTCTCCCTATTCTTATGAAAACCATAGATACATTAGTCGAAGATATCTATAATCTTTTTAGTCCTGCTGAATTTAGTATGGATGAAAAAGAAATAGATATATATGTAGATGAGTTTGCCGAAAATATAAAAGAACATCTTAAAGCAGCTCTGCATGAGGGACAGAGAAGTAAAAATAATTTAAGATTGTCTGCCATAGGTAGACCCGACAGACAACTATGGTATGATATAAATATGGAGAAGGAAAGTACTCCTGTTTCTTCTTCTACTCGTATCAAGTTCCTGTATGGATATATACTGGAAGAATTACTAATAGCTTTATCCAGATTGGCAGGACATACAGTTACAGATACGCAGAAAGAAGTTAGTGTCGAAGGGGTAAAGGGTCATCAGGATTGTGTGATTGATGGTGTTCTTGTTGATTGTAAATCTACATCTCCACGAGGATTTGAAAAGTTTGAGAAAGGAGATTTAGTTAAGGACGATCCCTTTGGTTATATAGCACAGATCTCAGCTTATGCTGAAGGGAATGGTGTGGATGAAGCAGCCTTCCTTGCTATCAATAAACAAAGTGGGGAGATATGTCTAGCTCCTGTTCATTCACTGGAAATGATAGATGCAAAGAAAAGAGTTATGCATCTTATAAAGGTAGTCCGAAACGGAACCCTTATTCCTGATCGCTGTTATAGTGACGTTAGAGATGGCGTGTCCGGCAATAAAAGATTAGGTACATCCTGCATATACTGTAATCATAAGAGAGAATGCTGGAAAGATTCCAATGATGGACACGGGTTACGTGTATTTGATTATGCCAGAGGATATAGATACCTTACTAAAGTTGTTAAGATTCCTGATGTGCCAGAGATTACAAAATGGTAGATCATCATTGGGTACAATATAGAAAGGAGAATGCATTTGTTCCCAATCTTAATAAGTTTGGATTTGTTTATTTAATAACCAACCTTCAGAATGGAAAGGGATATATAGGTTGTAAGCAATATAAATCATACAGTCGGATGAAAGAAAAGGAATCCGATTGGAAAACATATATAGGATCTTCTAAGTGGTTAATACAAGATATTAAAAAGATAGGGAAAGAACATTTTAAGTTTGAAATAATAGCTGAATATAAAAATAGGCGCAGCCTGAGATACTATGAGCTATATTATCAAATGAAATTTAATGTTCTTTCCTCTACCTTTGAAGGAACAGATGAACCAGCTTACTATAATTCAAGGGTGGGTGGTAAATTCTATCGTCCTGTTGAGAGTTATCAAGATCCTGAATATATAAAGAAAAAATCTGAGCAGCTAAAAGATCCTAAACACAGAAAGATAGTAAGTGAGTCTAATAAAAGAAGATCTAAAGATCCTGAATTTCAAAAGAAAATATCTAGGTCTTTAAAGAAAGCTGCTCGTAATCGTAAGAGAGATCTTGTAACAGGTAGATTTATAAAAGAAAATGCACACACCATATAAAAAATATTCTATAAATAATAAAAACAAGACAATATTTGTAGATCCTATAGTTCAATTTGAACGTGAAGAACCTGAACGTCGTTTATATCTGGCCGTCATTCTTCAGGCTTTACTGGATGCTACTAATGTTTCTAATATTGTAGTAAAAGATAAGGCAATAGGATGGTTCTTTTGCAGCATCGGAGTTACCTGTGATAATTTTGAATTTATTTGTGACAACGCTAATATAGAGGCTGGTAAAGTTAGGAGCTTTGCATATGAAGCTATCAACTCCAAACAGAAATCAAATTTTAGATATCGAGTCTACCAACTTTTATCGAACAACAAATAGGAGTAATGGATGTCAGCTAGGAATTATCAAGTAGGAGGAGATCATTACAGTCAATTAAAAATACAACCAACAGAATATATAATGGCTAATAAACTTAATTGGTGTGAAGGTAATGCAGTAAAATATATTACCAGACATCGTATTAAAGGGGAAGGTTTAAATGATTTGTTAAAAGCTAAACACTACATTGATCTATGTATTGAATTAGAATACGGGGAGAACATGGATGAACCTACCAACTGAGTATCAATCTTTTATCTATCTGTCTCGTTACTCAAGATGGATGGAAGAGGAAGAGCGCAGAGAAACGTGGGACGAAACCGTCAGCAGATTAATTACTTTCTTTCAAAATCATGTGGAGAATAATCTTGGAGTAAAGAACCAGCTTGATACGAAAGATTGGAGCACCATAAAGAACTCTATCTTATCCTTGGAAGTAATGCCAAGTATGAGATCTCTTATGACTGCCGGACCAGCCTTGGAACGTGAGAATATATCTGGCTATAACTGTGCCTATCTTCCAGTTGACAATCCTAAATCCTTTGATGAGATCCTGTATATTCTTATGAATGGTACTGGTGTAGGCTTCTCCGTTGAGAGACAATATGTAAATGAATTACCTACGATACCAGATCAGGAGTTTGAACATACTGATGACGTGATTAGCATAGCCGATTCCAAGGAAGGCTGGACCAGAGCATTTAAAGATCTGATATCTTATCTCTATAGCAATCGTATACCTAAGATAGATGCCAGCAAAGTACGTCCTGCCGGGGCAAGACTAAAGACTTTTGGTGGTAGAGCCAGTGGACCCCAACCATTAATAGATCTATTTGATTTCACCATTCGCAAGTTCAGTGAAGCCAGAGGTAGGAAGTTAAGTTCCATTGAATGTCATGACATAGTATGTAAGATTGGTGAGGTTGTGGTAGTGGGAGGAGTACGAAGATCTGCTTTGATATCTTTATCCAATTTGTCAGATGCTCGTATGAGAGCTTCCAAGTCTGGTGCATGGTCTTTTACAAATCCAGAAAGAGCCTTGGCAAATAACTCTGCTGTATATACTGAGCGTCCTGATACTGGAGTATTCATGAACGAGTGGCAAGCTCTTTATGAAAGCAAATCAGGTGAACGTGGTATCTTCAACCGTCAGTCAGCACAGATGAAGGCAGCACAGAATGGACGAAGGATATCTGATATTAACTTTGGGACTAATCCCTGTTCAGAGATCATACTACGTCCCAATCAATTCTGTAATCTAACAGAAGTTATATGCAGACCAAGGGATGATAGAAATAGCTTGGCACGTAAGATACGTGTAGCTACATTACTTGGTACTATTCAATCCACTCTCACAAACTTTGGATATCTTAGAAAGAGATGGAGAGATAATACCGAAGAAGAAAGATTGCTTGGTGTGTCCCTTACTGGCATCATGGATTGCAAGCTACTTAATTTCCCCATTGAACATTTAGATTACTCTGCCAAGGTTCCCTTCTTGGAAGATACCTTAACGTATCTGCGTACTGTTGCCATCAGTACCAATAAGAAATGGGCAGAGAAACTTGGCATTCCTCAGTCAACTGCAATCACCTGCATTAAACCTTCCGGCACAGTATCTCAATTGGTAAATAGTTCCAGTGGTATTCATGCCAGACATTCTCCTTATTATATTCGTACTGTCAGAGCAGATGTTAAAGATCCTCTTACTATCTTTATGAAAGAGTATGGCATTCCCA